AACCGAAAGATCTGCTCGCGGTACGAGGCGACGATCGTGCCGCCGCCCACGATTGGCCCGCTCTGGCGGTGCAGCAGCGCGTCGATCCGGGCCGCAATCTGCTGCACGGTCGTGCTCTCGCGCTGGCCCTGGATGACGCCGCGTACCACCGTCACGCATTCGACCATGACGCGGATGGCTCCCACCGCGCTCACGTCGGTCGCACTCAGCGGCGATGCCAGCACGTAGGGCAGTGGCGTCCCTTGCGGCGCGCTGTCGATACAGACGCGTGCGACCGGCGTGATGGTCAGTCCGGCCCCCGGCCCGGTCAGAAGCGCGCCGCTGCCCGTGATTGGCGTGGTCACGTTCGTGAGACTGCCCACGAACGTGACATCCCAGGAGCCGGCCGCGTCGCTTCGTACCAGGGTGCGCCCCGCGCCGATGGTCGAGAGCGCTTCCAGTGCCGCTTGCACGCTGCCCGTGCCCAGCGGCGGCGCGTGGTAGGCAAGTGGCACGGTCGTCTGCCCGGCGTAGGTCAGGGTAAACGTGCCGCCACTCGCGACGACCGCGATCCGCTGCGCCGGCGCAAGACTCGCCAGCGTCGGATCGGTGTCCAGCACCTGGTGCAGCCAGGCGTCAAGCAGCGTCGTTTCCACTACGCGCCGCCACTGCTCGCCTGAAAGTCCAGCAGCCGCCGCGCGCCCGCCTGAAAGGTCTGGCGCTGCGCCTCGTCGGCCTTGGTCAGCGCACCATCGCCCGCGCGCCCGTGGCCACCAAACTCATTCACGCCCGCATAGGCCGCTGCGACCGCAACCGTCGCGTGATACGGATCGGGATGCTCCACTTCCGGCAGCAACTCAACGCCGGGATTGGCCGATCGTGCATCCTCCACGGCCTGTCCGTACGTTGAGCTTCGATTCGTGACCACATAGGCACTGGCCGCCTGTGCGCCGGTGTCGCGCCGGCAGGTCTGGCGATACTCGTCGCGGATCGCCAGCGCCGTCCGGCGAGTCAGCTGCCCGCCCTGCTGGCGGAGCTGCCCGGCCAGCTCGGGAAAGCGATCGAAGACAATGGTTACTTCGGCGGTCGTGTTTGCCATCCCTACGTCTCCACCGCCTGCACCTGGCGGATCAGCGCCTGGTCGAGCGGATCGACGGCGGCGATCACCTCGAAGGTGCGCCCGGCGATGAGGAGCCGATCGGAGCCGCGCGCGTCCGCGCCGACGGGCATATTGATCAGCCACGGCACGACCGATCGCAGCTCGCCCGCGATCGTCAACTCCTGCGGGAGCCGGCTTGTGACCGCGCGACAGGGTATGTCGCTGGCGACCGTGTAGTACGTGTCCGCGCCGTCGTTCCGCGTGATCGTCGCCGTCTGTGTCCAGCTCTCGCTGAGCGAGGCCAGCATATCGGCGCGATCCTCGTCGGTCAGAAAGCCCGTCACGAGACCGACTCGGGCCAGTGCCAGGTGCCGTTGGCCTTGGTCTTGGCATCGAAGGCGGATACGGGCACGTAGAACAGCCCCTCCTGGGGCAGACCAATGACCAGCAGCACCGCGTCCGCGCCCGTGCCGTCGCCCTCACTCACCACGATCGCCGGATTATGGATGCCGTCGCGCGGGTTGACGTAGTGGGCGAGTTTGCTTATGCCCAGCCCAGCCAGGGCTTTCGTGCTCTCGTCTGCCATGAGACATCTCCTTATGGGGAGTAGCGCCGGCGGCGATACGGGTCGCCGCGATAGGCGCGGTCGTTCGCGTCCGGCCCCGCCGCACTGGGCGGGCTGATCGGCGTGGTGGTCGTCAGATCGCCCGTGGCGGCGGCAAAGTCGCTGTCGGTGCCGATCCCACTGGCGGCGTAGCGGTCGATCTCGTCGTTCACGGTGGCCAGCATGATCTGCAAGTTCTTGAGCTTGTCGCTCTGCTGCCGCCGGTGATCGCCCGCGATCTCAAACGTGACCTGCTGGCGCACCGTGCCCATCAGCATTTCGATCGCCGCGCGCTTGGTCGTCAAAAACTGGAGCTTGAGCGTGCTCTGATCGTCGTTCAAGTCCCACAGCGTCGCGATCTGGCTGGCGATCAGCGCGTCGCTGGTGTCACCCACCTGCGTGACGATTAGGCTCTGATAGGCGTAGCTGTCGAGCGCCATCGCTTAGGCGTCTTTCTTGGCCGGGTCACCGGGCGCGCTGTCGCCCTCGCCGCCCTTAGCCCTCGGGTCTTTGGGCTCCTTGGTCTTCGCCGGCTGGCTCAGGCGGTCAATCTGCGCCTGCAAGTCGGCCATCTGCGCCTGGAGCGCGGCGGTTGCGGCGGCCTCTTGCGCGGGATCGCCCACGGCCAGATCAGCCTCGCTGGGCAGATCCTGCACGCGGCTGATCGTGCGTCCCTGGTACAGCACACTGCCGCCCTGAACAATGATCTGCTCCATCTCGGAACGTTTCATAGGTCGTCTCCTGGTCTATTGGGGCGAGGCCTACGGGCCTCGCCCCGCTTGTCACGTCGGTCATAAGGCGCTTAGAACGGCGGCCCCACCGCGATGGTATCGCTGAAGCTGCCGACCGTCAGCACGGCCTGGCTTTGCAGGACATGCTTGCGCGGGAAGCCGCGCGCCACACCCCAGTACGTAATATTGGGCGGATTGAGCGTGGGGTTGGCCGTCGCGTAGGCGATCGGGCCGCGCATCGGGCCGCCGACGCCGCCGACCATTTGCGTCTCGGCCAGGCCGCTGATGATCGACTCAGTCGTGACGCCGTTCGCAAAGTCCAGCACGCCCGGCTTGTTGTCGTCGGCACTATTCGAGAGCACGACCTTGACGATCGGCAGATAGGGCGCGCTGGTCAGCGTCCCATCCGGGTTCTGATACCAGTAGCGGCTATCGTAGATCTCGATCTCCATCCCGAGCACGTTCTGTGCGAGCGCGCGCATGCTCGTCAGATCGGAGGCGTTGAGGTTCGTGAAGGAGACATTCGGCGCCAGATACATGCGCGCCTTGTTTTGGAACTCGGTGGTCGCGATCATGTACTGGAAGGCCGCGGTGCTCATCGTCGCCCGATCAAAGGTCTGGCCGTAGCGCGTCTGCGCGGTCAGGCGCACCGCCCAGAGGTCAGCGACTGGCGTGGCGCTGCCAGCGGTTGACCAGGGCGTCGCCGGGGTCACTTTCAGATCGGCGGGCATGCCCCAGGTCACGTTGGTCATGATGATGCCCAAGCGGTTATAGCTGAGCCCGTCGATCGCCATCGCCACTAGCAGCGCCTCCATGCGCTGGCGCACCCCGAGCAGCAGCCCATCGATCGTGCGGTTCTCGTAGTCCGAGAACAGCCCCATATCCTGGGTGTTGCCGGCCATGATCGACTGCAACTGGTTCAGCATCGCCTGGGTGATCGCCGCACCATGCTTGATGTTCGGGATATTAGTCGTCTCATAGCTGAGCTTCGAGTTCTGATAGGTCACTGCCTGCTGGTCGTCCGCCACCAGATCGGCGATCGTGACAAAGCCGGTGAAGCGGGCCATGATTTCAGAGTCGACCGCCGGCACGATCGCCGTGCGGCCGAGAAACTTCAGATCCGCAGGCAGTTGCCGCACGTCCTGCAACGCCTGCATAATCGTATTGACCCGCGTTGCTTGAAGCAACTGCCATGCTGCTGGCATTGGGGGTTCTCCTTTGCTGTCGTCTGTACGACGCCTAACGAATGCCTAGAGCGCGTAGCGAATGCGCGGGAAGGCGGTCTCAAAGGCCGAGAGCGTCGGCTGGAGGCCGCTGCCGCCGATCCATGCCGCGTTATTCCCGCCGATCTTGAGCCGCGCCTTCCAGACCAGCCCACCGTCGAATACCGCCGGGTTGTCGGTCGCGATGCCCACAATTCCCTGCGCGCTGGTCTGGAGCACGGTTTCGTTCAGGATAAACGAGAAGCCGCGCGCCAGATTCTGCCGGCCATCGGTCGCGGTCGAGTCGTACGGGCCATACGTCCCGGTTGCGGCACCCGCCGTGCTGGTCGCAAAGGCCGGCGCGGGCGATGAACCGCCGGTCAGGCTGTTGGTGCCCAGCGCGAGCTGGGTCACGTCGCCCGATCCAATTGGGAACGTGATCGTGTACGGGCCGCCCGCCGAGCCAGTGACCGCCACCTGCGCGTAGCTGCCGCCCAGCGCACGGATCGCGGTCTGCACGGCCGTTGCCGCCGCATTGTAGGCGATGGCTGCCGACGTGGTGCCGTTGCCCGTCACCGTATAGCTGCCGCCGGTCGGGCTGCCGTTCACCGTAATGGTCTGGACTTCCTGGGTATCTTTCTGGCACAGGATTGTGCCAAATTCCAGGCCTTTGTAGCCGTTCGGGATCACCGTCCCGTCGCTCAGGGTCGTGTCGCTCGCGACCGCGCTGATGGTTGCCCAGTCGAGCGTAATCCCGCCCGGCTTCCAATCCGCGCGATCCAGATCGGCCAGCGCCATGACCGGAATGCCGGTCGTGTTCAGGACTTGTCTGCCGAAACTTGGCATAGGGGTTCCTCCGTTCCTCGGACGCCCGGCCGGGCGTCACGCGATGTCGATCCGATCTTAGCCGCGCGTGCCGTTCTGGCGCTTGGCGTACGCGCGGGCGCTGGAATCCACCGCCGCCAGC